TTGACATATATATCTCATAATTACATTCATAGTATTTAATTCTTGAGTCAATAATTTAAATGCGTATGGTATTCTAATTTGAACAATATCTGTTGCGTTTTTACAATGCGTACATTTATAAATATTCTTTTCAGGATTTACATTCGCAATCATTCCACAATCTTTACAAATAAATACGCGATAATTATCAGCACAATCTAACATCTTTTCTTTTAAGAAAAGTGCTGAACCATGACCTATAAAGCAATCTCTTTCCATTTCTCCTAAACGTAATCCTCCACCTCTTGCTCTACCTTCTGAACATTGACGAGTAAGCATAACAATTGGTCCATTACTTCCACGAGAATTGCCAGTCCATACAGGTTTTCCATTTCTTCTTACCATAAATACTTCTGATAATACAGATACACAATATACAGCTCCTTCGTAATCATATAATTCTTCAATTTCATTTTTATGTTTTTTATCATTTACGATAAAATTATTATTATGTTTAATAATTAATACTCTATAAATATTTTTATTATTAATAGTAATTCTTCCAGACCATCCAGCATGAATTAATAATCTCATAAAATCGTCAGCAAGATTTTTTGATGTAGTATAATAATAATTATCATTATTCGTACATTCATTCGCAATTAGCATTGAATATATAAATAGTCTTGCTTGTGTTTTACTTAAAAGCCATACCCAATCTGGTAATTGTTTATTTTGAGATATTACATTAAATTGATTTAAATATTCATATAATTGTTTATCGTTAATTTCTAAATAATCATTATAAACATTATAACTAAATCCTAATGTGTTAATAGAATTATATAAAACATTTAAATTCTTTTGCATATTAGTAGTTACAGGGATAATGATTTTATAATTGTGATGAGTTAAGCCATCGGCAATCCAAATACCCATAAATATAATCCATGAGTCCATATTAATTATTTTTTCTTGAATATCATCAACGGCAGGAATAATAAATTCATAATCTTTAACATCCCAATTAGCATCGCGTTTATATTTAACAATTTTGCCAATAATATCTTCTGCTTTTTGTAAATTAAAATCATTCCAATTTTTCTTATAATAATTACTAATATACATTCTATGATTGGCTGTTACTTCCAAATCAATACCATAATTATTAATTCTATACATCTTACCTTTATAATTTGAATATTGATGAACTTCTAATGGATTTTCATAAATCAAATTACCATCTTTTAAAGTTGCTATTTTATGATTAATATTAATTTCAGAAATATCTTTCCATCCTTCTGTTGTAAGAACTTCATGACCTTTTGTTAAACAATGAATTTTATCAGTTACCATATGTTTTAATCGTTGATAATAAGTGGGTCCAATAAATATTTCTGTTTTAATTTGTTCTCCTGTTCTTCCATTATACATAATTTCATTTCCATATTTTTCTAATCCAGTTTTTTCAAGATTTTTAGCAATATCTTCAACAGTACAATCAGTAAAAGGTGTTGAATCTCCATAAGCTCCAATAAAACAACTTACTTTTCCCATAATACATTCCATTAATTGAGCCATAGTCATTCTCGACGGAATAGCATGAGGATTAATAATAATATCAGGCACAATACCATCTTTTGTAAAAGGCATATCTTTATGATCATAAATCATACCGATGCTACCTTTTTGTGCTGAACGTGAAGCGACTTTATCGCCTATTTCAGGTTTTCTATTTTTTCTAATTTTAATTTTGCAAAATTTATAACCTTCGCTATTTGTTCCAGTATAATTCATATCAATATAACCATCATCATTTGATTTCATAGAAATGCTATTATCTTGATAAGAAGTTTTACCATTCATTTTTCTTGGCATAACTTTACCTACAATAATATCACCATTATCAACATATGTATTTTTTGGTACAAATCCATCATCTCCCAATTTATCATATGAATAAGGTTTAACAGTACATATATTTTTAGGATTTACAAATAATTCTTCTTCACCAGAACTATGATTTTTAGTACATTGATCTCTAAATATCTTATAATAAGTGCTTGTAAATAAACCTCTATCTAATGCTGATTTATTAATCATAACACTATCTTCTTGATTAAAACCTGTATGAGTCATAATTGCCACAATAGCATTAACACCTGATGGTAGTTCATTATTATAAGTATATTTTGATAATTTAGTTGAAACAATTGGTTTTTGTGGGTAATTAATGATATTACCCATCGTATCAGTTCTATTATTGAAATTACTCATATAAATACCTAATGCTTGTTTTCCCATTGCGCAATTGCTAACCGCAAATCCATTGCCTCCAATGAAACTATGGTATTCGCTATTTTCAATAGTTAAATCAGAAATACGATTATTATTATTAATATACATTGAATGAAATGGGATAAACATTAAATTACCAGTAATGTTTATTAACTGTTTAAACTCATCGAAAGTATAATCAGTTAAATTATTATCAATTTTATATTGTTCGAGTGTATATTGAACATATTCATAAATAATAGCAATTCTATTTAATTTTTTAGTATTATATCTAATACCAATTTTACTAAAATAATTACTAATAACATTATTGTTATTTAATGTATTCCAGTTCATAGGGATATTTAAATTATTTAAAATAGGTTGAATAATTTCTATATGTTTGCTATGAACATTATTGCTAAAATAACCAGCGAGAAATTCGCGTTTTACTAAACTACTTGAAACAGATAACCAATTTTCAAGATTATCAATAACATATGTTAGAAATAATTCTAATTTAATATCATAATATCCATTTTTAAATCCTAATAAAATTGCGTCATTATTAAATGCATTTTTATCATTTACACTTGCGAAATCAAATTTATTTTCAGTAAAATAACCAGCCATTCGAGCAATAACAGGCATATAATAGTTATCATTTTTAAGTTCATTAAAATTAGGATTATTAATTAATTTTAAATTAAAATTACTAATAACATTAACAATTAACGAATAATCATTATTATCAACATATTCTGGATTAATAATAATACCAATTTTAATAGTTTCATTAAAATCTTTAACTTGTGTCCAACCTTGATTTGTCATAAACTTATGATCATAAGTTGCTGTAATAGTTCTACCAGATAAAATTTTAATATTATAAACAATTTTATTAGTAATTCTATTATAATTATTAATAACTTTTGAAATATCAGTTTTCATAGTTTTTGGATTAAAGCAAATGAGTTCATCTCCAATTTTAATGTCCTTGATAAACTTTGCATTTCCATTACTTAACATAACACGTTCATATTCATTTAAACATTGATAACAATTACGAGGTGATTGATTATGATCACTAAATGGGATATTTACACCTAAAATACCATTCATTAAACTTGGATGTATTTCACAATTTGTATAATGAATAGGCATACTATTACCTTTTGGTAGTTTATATAATTCATTATAATTCATAGCAATCATAGCATGATTAATTTCATTACAATCAAGATATTCGAGAATACCTTCATCATTATTATTATTATTGGGTGCTATAAAATAATCAAATGATTTATCTTTAAAATATTCATTCCAAGTTAATTTTTTTTCTTTTAAAATTTTAACAATTCTTAATTCAGATTTATGTGTTTTTTCATCATAATCAACAATTAATAAAGGTCTATACATTCTACCTGCTTCGGTACTAATAATAATACCTCGTTTTAGAATATTCCAAACAATAGAAGTCATAGGATAAATAATCCCACATCTTTTATAATGTTTAAGCGTTTTATATAATTCATTTGGATTTGTGTGATAACCAATAATATCACCATTAATTTGAACATAACAATTAGAACGATTTCCCATTTCTTTTAAGAAATTTGATGCTTTCATTCTACTATTTTTAATGGTTTCTTGTTCAACAAACCATTTTTCATTATTTTCAATTACATAACTATATCTATCATCATAAATATGAGTTCCTAATTCAACAATTATATTTCTAATATGTGTACTGTTCATAGAAATTGAAATATTAGTACTTAATGCTATATTTTTAACTAATCCAACAGACGCGCCTTCTGGTGTTTCGGCAGGACAAATCATATTAATTTGTGAATTATCTAATTTGCGAGGTTGAACTAATTTACCATTTTTTTCCATTGCTGTACTAATTCTTCTTAAATGTGATAAAGTGCTGGCATATGACATTCTATTTAAAACTTGTGATACACCTTGACGAATATTTTGAAAACTTCCAATACTCTTAATACCCCAATTACCAGTTGATAATGAGTATTTGAGCCATGATTCTAATAATGAATGTTTAAAATAACGATGAATATTATTATCACTAATAATATCAGTTGTTATACATGAATGATTAGAACGCCATAGATTTAATTCACGTTCAATTAATCCTTTAATTTCTTTTGTCATTTTTCCATAACATTGTCTAAATAAATTACTCATCAATACACCTGGCGAGTCAATACGTTTATTCATATAAGAATCACGATTATCATAATCATCATATTCAAGATAAATACGGATCATTTTACAAATCATATAACCTAAATATAATGCTTTTCTTCTATAATTTTTACCAACATGAGGTAAGAAATCATTTGTAATATTATCACGTAATATTTTAATGGCATTTGTGGTATTTTTATTAACACCAGCCATATTTTTAATTAATAATTCTTCTGCTTGTTCTTGTGTATTAATATCAACGGCATCTTCACAACATGCCATTAATTGACTGATAATACGTTGATTATCTTTATTTTCAGTATCATAAACAATATGTTCAATAATTTCTTTATCACTAATAATACCCAATGCTCTAAACATTACAAATACAGGTATTTCAGTTCTAATAAAAGATGTATTAAGACGAATATTACGTCCCATATGATTTAATTTACCAATCATATTAAGACTTGTAGTTTTAGGTGGTAAATAAGAAGAATCGCTCATTGAACGAATTTCTGCATAAATACCATCGTTATTATTATTAGGTTGAAATACTAATGTGTCATTTTCATTAATTCTATCTTGCATAATTAAAACTTTTTCATTACCATTTACAATAAAATAACCTCCAAAATCATATCTACATTCACTATTATTGGCATCACCAATACCTGGTGTTTGATATAAAACACAAGCATTAGATCGAACCATAATAGGTATTTTTCCAATATAAACATTATTAACATACTTATCAATTTTAGTAGGTATTCCATGTTCATTTAAAATCTCAATAATAATATGAACATTTACATATAAAGAACTTGAATAAGTGAGGTTATTCATTCTTGCTATGCTTGGAGTCATAATTATTTGACTACCATCAGGTAACTGATAAGTAGGTTTTGTAAGTGATGGTTGTAAAACATTAATATAAATCTTTTGTATATTACTATCAATATCGTTATTCTTATTTGCGGTATTAATGCGAATAGGATTAAAATTAGAAACGATTTGGCTAATAGTTGTATTTATAAATTTATTATAACTATCAATTTGATGTTTAACTAATGGACTGATAGTTTCACGAGAATTACCTTTAATAAAATAAGTATCGAGAATATCCCATACAAAACTATCTTGTAGTTCCATTAATTATAATATAAATAAGTTAATGATTTATATATTTTTAAATCAATTTTTATTTTTTAAAAAAAAATAATTTATATAAAAATTAAGATATAACGAATATAAACAATGAAAATACTTAATTTAATACTTTATAGTGATAATAAAGATTATTATAAAAAAATGTATAATATTTTAACAAATTACTATAATCATTATAGTTATGTAAAAACATATTTTTATAAATATAATGAAAATATTAATAATGATGTTGAATTAATAGATAATATAATTAATATTAAGGGTAAAGAAAATTATAATCCAGGTATATTAGAAAAAACATTAAAAACATTAAAATATGTAGAAAAAGAGTTTGAAGATTATGATTATTTAATTAGAACAAATATAAGTTCTGTTGTTGATTTTGATTTATTAAAAGAACAACTTGAAGCAACACCAATTTTATATTCGGGTGGCACACATATATTAATATTAAAATGGATTGATGAACCAGCTGGTATTATAGATACGAGACATTTTTTTACACCATATGTATCAGGGACAAGTATTATTTTTTCAAAAGAAGGTTATAAATTATTGATTAATAATACACATTTAATTGATAAAACATTAATTGACGATGTAGCTATTGGAGTATTTTTTAAAACTATAAATATACAATTAACAAATTTATCTTATAATAATAATAGACATATTGATGTACCAGAAAATCTTAAATATTATGATATAAATAATATTTTAAATGATAATTTTATTGTTTATAGAAATAGACATGATACAGATAGAAATGAAGATGCTAATAATATGAAAATAATAACAGATGCTATTCTCAATAAAAATAAATAATTATTTATCATAAATACTTAATATTCTTGCCGATGGATCAATAAACTTAATAGATATTATTTTATTATTATTGTTAATAAAACGAGGTTGCCAATAATTTTTAATAATTGATAATCTTTCTTCGCCAAAATATTCAATAAATTTACGTTTATAATAACTTGCTTCTTTTGTTGGAGCAATATCTTGAATTTCGTTCTCCATTTTTTTTTCTATTATTGAAAACCAAGAGTTTTTTTTACTTGAAACCCCATCACTAAATGCTTCTTTTGTTCTATATAAACATTCATTACTTAAAAACGTATTATCATCAAATGCTTTTCTTAACAGATATTTTTCACAATTGTTATAAGATGGCATTCTTATAATAGCAGGAATACTCCAATAATTTTTAACAAAATCAATATCTAAAAATGGAACTCTTGCTTCTAATCCAAATCTTGCCAAACATCTATCTAATCTCCTGCTATCATAAAGATGTATTTCTTTTGTTAATTCTTTACAAGCATTATCAAACTCAATTTCATTTTTAGCATAATAATTAAATATATAACCCCCTAAAACTTCATCTGAACCATCGCCATTAATAATAACCTTAATATTTGTATTTTTCTTAATATAATCACTAATTAAATACTGACAACAAGATGCTCTAATAGTAGTAATATCATAAGTACAGGTTGTATAAATAACTTCATCAATAGCATTTAAAGCATCTTCTTCTTTAATTATAATTTCTGTATGTTCAGAATTAATAAAATCGGCAACTTTTTTGGCATAAGGTAAATCAGTTGAACCTTCAAAACCAATAGAAAATGTTCTAATTTTTTTTGGATATACTAATTTTGACGCAATAGAACAAATAATACTTGAATCTAAACCTCCTGAAAGATAATAACCAATTTCAATATTTTCATCAGTTAATAATCGACGTTTAACAGCTGTAATTAAAGTTTCTTTAATTTTTTCTATATATTTTTCTTCTTCATTTTGAATAGATAAGTATTCTTCTTGTTTTGTTTCATAAATATCATTATTTTCAAAAAAAGTATAATAATGATTAATATAATCATATACACATATAGAACCACATGGAAATTCTTTAACATCCTTAAAATCATTTGGAACACCTTTTAATTCAGAACTAAAAATTAAATTATTATTGTCAAAAGAATAATATAAAGGTCTAACACCAAATAAATCTCTTGAAGCTACAATTTTAAATATTTGATTTTCTTTTAATTCAATTATAATAAAAGCAAACTCTGCTTTAAACTCGTTAAAAATAATTTCTTTAAATAAATCAAAATCATAATTTTTATATAAATGTAAAATAGTTAAACAATCAGCATTATTATTAATATTAAGATTGTATTTATTTATTAAATCTTTATAATTATAAATTTCTCCATTACAAATTAAAATTAAATTATTATTATAATAAGGTTGCATTGCGTTCATATTATTTTCATTAATAGATAAACGATGAAAGCCAATTGAAGCATCATTTATAGTTAAAAAAGATGAAGCGTCAGGTCCTCTATGTGAGATTTTATTAAAATAATCATAATAATTTTTTCGTTCTTTTGATATATACGCCCATATACCGCACATATTATATAATTAAATATAATTATAATTCTTAAATTGGTTTTTATAAAAAAATGAATATTTATTTTTAATTTGTTTTTTAAAGTCAAATAATAATAATGATTTCGTCGTTTTATATAAATAAATTTTTAATAAATGAAAATAGAACAAAAGAAGATTATCAAAATATCATAACAAAAGAAACAAAAATAAATTGTGAAAAAAGTAATTATTGTATCAATTTAAGACATAATATTTTATTAAATATTAAAAATCCAAATAAATATAATGATGGCTTTGATTATAGTCCAAAATTTAAATATATACAACTTATTAAAGATAAAATTATTTACATAAATATTATTGATAATTCTAATAATTATTATCAATATAAAGAATTATATAGATTCATTGAAGGACAATTAAATATTTCAAATAATTATATTTATTTTGCCAATATTATTGATGATAATAATGAAATACATAAACATATATCAAAATTTAATTATCTATTATCATTAGAAAAATATAAAAATATTAAAAATAATGTTTTTATTGGCAATATTGATGATTATATAAATTGGTTTTATTTCGTATAAAACTTTTTTGTTTAATTATATTTAAAACTTTTATTTAATTATCATATAAGGATAATAATTAAATGCAAGTGTTATTAGATACTAAAAATGAATATACCGAACATTTATTAGATATAATAACAATACCATTGGCAAAACAAATATATAAAATGTATAATGTATCAGGTAATAATAATAAATTATTTCAACAGGAATTGGTAAATATTAAAAATTGGAATAATAATAAGGTAATAGATGAATATACGTCTTTTATTAAAAAAATTAAATGTAATTATTTTGATAAATTATTAAGAGAAATTATTATTTTAAATATAAAAATTAAAACTGAAAATAAAAAAAAAATTAAAGATATTGTTATTATAAAACCTTACGATTTTATTCATAAATGTTTAATAAATATTGGAATTTTTTGTTGGAAAAATGTTTATTTATTTTCAACAAAAAATTTAAAACCGTCAGAAAAACAATATCATTTAAACCTTATAGAAAAAAATATAAGAATAATATTAAAAAATGTTATAAGAGATACAATACCATTTGAAATAATTTTAGATATACATGATAATAAAAAAACTTCTAAAAAAAATCTTCAAGATAGTGATAATGAAGAGGATGAGGAAGAGGAAGACGAGGAAGAAAATGAGGATGAGGAAGAAGAAGATGAAGACGAGGAAGATGAAGATGAAGATGAAGATGAAGATGAAGATGAAGAGGAAGACGAGGAGGAAGACGATGATGAAGATGAAGATGAAGATGAAGAAGATGAAGAAGATGAGGATGAAAAACTATATTTAAAAGAACTAATAGAAGATGAAAAAGAATTAAAAGAAGAACCAAAAGAAGAACCAAAAGAAGAAACAAAAGAAGAACCGAAAGAAGAACTAAAAGAAGAACCGAAAGAAGAACTAAAAGAAGAATTAAAAGAAGAACCAAAAGAAGAAACAAAAGAAGAATTAAGAGAAGAACCGAAAGAAGAACCGAAAGAAGAGCTAAAAGAAGAAACAAAAGAAGAACCAAAAGAAGAACCAAAAGAAGAACCAAAAAAAGAAACAAAAGAAGAACCAAAAGAAGAACCGAAAGAAATTAAATTAAAAAAACAAAAAGAAATAAAAGAAGATAATGATGAATTAATATTAGATGAAGAAGATAATTATATAAATACTAAATTATTTAATAATAATAAAAAGAAAAAAACAAATAAGGTTTTAGAAATAAAATCAGATAGTAGCGAAGATGATAGTAGTAGCAATAGCGATGATAAAATTAAAAATGAAAATATTAAAAAAATAAATATAAAAAAAATGCGAAAATCAAGATTTTATGATTAAATTCGTGTAGTTTTTTTATTATTATAATAAACACCAATTTTAAGGACAAAACGACTAATATCTGTTTTATTAATAATAACATTATTTTTATCAAATAATCTAATATTAAAACGTGTTAATTGAGGTTCTAATGGATTAAGATAATAAATAGTATCTGTATTATTATAATCATTTTTGAGAGTGGTATTACCGCCAGTAGTAGTTACAGCGTTTTCAATAATAATTGAATCAAAAGCATTAACATTATATTTAATGTTATTAAATGCTGTTTTATTTTTACCAATGAGTCTATTATAGTTATTTAAATTAACATAAATAGAATCTAATGTAACATTTAATGGTGAATTATTTAAAATATTTAATAATACAACAATGATATTAATTTTATAAACATTTCTTAATGGTTCATCTAAATTAATATAAAAATCACAAGTAGATGAATTGTAAAATGTAGCACAATCACTATCAATAGTTATAACTTTATAATCATAATCATTTTCAATTATATTTGCCATTTATTATATAAAAATATAAAAATAATAATAAGAAATAAATGCATCATATTGTATCTTGTAATATAAAAGGTAATATTGCTGAACAATTATTTCAAATAGCGAATATGTATAATTATTCGATTAAATATAATACAGAAATGATTTTAAGTGATTCAGAAAATATTAATGATGATATTAAAATACTTATTAAAAATAAAATTAAAATAATACCGACAAATGAGTTTAATATAATACATTTTAATATGCATTTAGAAGATAAAAATAATAAAAATGAAATAGCTTATAATAATAATAATTTATATATTATTGGTAGTTTTATTAATAATAATTTTTATACTGAAAATACAAGACAATATATTAATGATTTATTATTAAATAACAATAAATATCATAAAGAAGCAATAAATATTTTTAAAAATATAAAAAAATATTTTAATGATAATGATAATGATAAATATATAATAATAATTATGAAAAAACCAGATTATAATGATAGTGACAATATAGATATTATTTATTATAATACGGCATACGAGATGTTAAATGGAAAAGATAAAAATATAATAGTTTTATCAAGTGATTTTGAATGGTGTAAAAATCAATATTCGATAAATAAAAACTTTTATTTTGTTGAAAATAGCAATGAGTGTATTCATTTAATATTAATACAATTTGTATCATATATAATATGTAATAATTCTTATTTAGCATGGTGGGGAGCTTATTTAAATAATAAAAAAATAATAATGCCAAATAAGAATTATTATATAAATAATAATATTAAATTAAATAATTTTATTTATATAGAATAAAAATGTCTCGAAAAGATTGTATAGATTTAGAAAAAAATGCAAATATGTATAAAAAAGATGTATTTGATACTATAATATTATCATCAGATTTTTTACAAAATTTTATATTAAATCAAAGAAATTCAAAAGAAACCATAAATAATTGGATTGCTAAAAAACTTATAATAGAAGAAACTTCTGATATAAATAAAGCTAATTATATTTATTGGGTTGGCGGGTCATTGTCGTGGTTTTATTTTAGTTATTTATTAACATTAAATACAGATGAAAAAATAATAAGTACTAAAATAACTAATTATGATATTCATTATATTTATCAAGATTTAGATGAAATGAAAATAAAAACAATAAAATTATTAAATATAGTTAAAGAATTACAATTTTTATTACAATCACAAAATGTTATTTCTCAAATTATATTAGATAATTTTGAATATGATGATGTTACTTTTAAAGATACAAATACTATGAAAACTAAAACAATTTATAATATAAAACTTGTTTTAAATGATATAATTATTCACGGAGGAGCAAGAAAACCTAAACAAAATAAAAATATTGAATCAAGAAAATTATTTACAAAAGAATTATTACAATTAAAAAAAAGAAATCAAAATGTGTTTTCTATTTCTAAAATAATAGAAAACAAAGAAAAATTGAAAAAAAAAATAATAGTTGAAATAACATTAGAATTATTTAAATATAAAAATAATACACCTTTAAATATTGAAAAATTTAAATCAAAATACTTAATTGTAGATAAAAATGAATATCATATAACAGATGATTATCCTTTAATAATTAAAAAATTAAATAAATTAAATTCATTGGGTTTATTAACATATTCATATATAAATACAACTGATAAAATACAAACATTAGGATTAGATGTAGATGAATTTAGACAAAATATTTATATGACAGAATATTTAAAAAATAAAAAGGAAAAAATTAAACAAGATTATAATAAACTTTTAGAAACATATAATGAAATATTTCAAAATTCTAATTTTTATAATTCATATTTTAAACAAAAAATAGAAAAACATATATTAAAATATTCAACAAATATGTATGATGAATTTATTGATTATATAGAAAGATGGTTTATGTTATTATTTAGACCAGCAATTAATTCATTTATTAAAGAAATAAATCAAGATTTAGAAAAATATGGAATAGTTTTATTTATTGCTGGCGGAGATGCTATGCGTAGATTTGATTTTGATATATCATCAACAAAAGATATAGATGTAAAATTATATATTAATAATATTAAGGATTTAACAACAGATATAGAAATTAAAAGAAAAACAGATGAACAAAATAAAAAAGATATTATAGAAATAATAGCAAATCATATTGTTAAATTAAGAAATTATTTACAAGAAAATTATTTAGATTTTTTTAAATTTAAAACAATTGAATATAATGAAATGACTGGTAAAAATGAAGAAATTATTAATGATTATACAACTCCTATTATATTTAAAAATGGAGATGAAACATATGAAATTATATTAAAAACAGATGATTATGATAATATTCAATATTTTAGAACACGTGAAATTAAACAAAGCAAAATGTTTCCAGTTGATTTATATTCAATTGATTATACAACAATTATTAAAAAAACGGATGCTACTGGTAAAATAACAGTAACAAAATTACTTGTAGCGTTATTAGATGTTGTATTACAACACCAAGATTTTCATAATGAATATGTTACTATTTATAATAATGTACCAGTGGCAAGTTTATATTTTTTGAAAAAAGATTTAGAAACAATATATACAACACCTGATATGGCTGTAAGAAGAATATTAACAGGTAAATATAAAAAAGATATAAAAAGATATAAAACAATTTGTAATTTAAGCGAAGATAATATAGTACCAAGAACTTTATCAACAGAAAAGATTAATGAAATAGATTATATAAAATTATTAGAATATATTGATAGAAGACAAGATATAGATGATACAATTAAAAGTTATTTTAATATTATTTTATATAAATTAAAAAATAATGTAATATTTAATATATATGATATAGTAATATGTATTTATTTAGTTAAACATCTAAATGTAATTGATAGTTCTAACGTACTTAATAAAGATGAAATTAAAAAAATTATAAGTAATATAGCTTATTTTAAGGTTAATATTTATAATGAAAGTTTAAATACAACAATAGCAAATTATACAAACTATGATAGTTCATTATCAGATAATATAATAATCCAAAATTATTTAGAATTATTCAAAAAAAGATTAGGAGATTCAACAAAAGCTGTTATATCTTATAAAAATGATTTAATTATAAAAGATTTAGAAAAATATGAATTATTAAATAAAAAAGTTAAATTAAGCAAGAAACCAACAATAAAAAAAGTACCAGCTCCAAAAGCACCTAAAACTCCTAAAACTCCAAAAGCACCTAAAACTCCAAAAATAGATTTGGATATACCAAGACGAGTAACAAGATCATCTATACAAAAATAATATATAAAAAAAAGTTATAATTACTATTAATTATGGATGATATAACATTAATAACAGGATTTATTAAAATTGAAAAAAATAAATATAATAGTGATTATATTAAATGGATTAGTAATTTATTATTAAATTTAAATAAAAATGTTATTATATTTACATCAATTGAATATTATGAATTAATTAAAAATCTACGGCAAAATTACGAAGATAAAACATTTATAATAATAATTAAAATGGATGATTTGTATATGTATAAAAATCATTTAGAATATTTAAAAATAGATTATTTAAGAGATCATGAAAAAAATTATCATAATATCGATTTATATATGATATGGAATGAAAAATTAAAATTTATGGAAAGGGGGATGAATATAAATCCATTTAAAACTAATAATTTTTGTTGGTGTGATATTGGATGTGTTCGAAATGATATATATATAAATAAATATATGGAAACTTTTCCAAATCCAACAAAAATTATTGAAGATAAGATATATATGATCAATGTTGATTATAATTTTTCAAATAATGATTTCAAATATCCATATGATAATAAATATAGAACAATATCAAATATAATTGCTGGAACATTTATTATTGGAAATGAAAAAAATATTAGAAAAATGATTAATTTATATTATAATGAAATAATGTCATATTATATAAAAAATAATTTATTTATTGGCAAAGACCAAACATTATATGTATCATTATATTTAAAATATCCACATTTATTTAAATTGATTAAAGGTGAAAATGATAATAATACAATACAATTTTCAGAATTTAAATGGTTTTATTTTTTAAAATATTTTTCATAAAAATTAAAATAAATATAATAAATGTTCTTTATCAATTATTAATTTATCGTTTGGAAGTTCTTTTTTTATTAATGATGTAAAATTATCATCATTATGGGTATTTATAATAATTTGCGAACCTTTATTTAAATAAGGATGAATTATTATATAATTATTTATACATTGATTTGCGTTTTGAATATAAGATTTGTTTTTATCATAACTATTTAAATATATATGAAGAATAATATTTTTAAAATTATCATTATTTTTAAAATTAATAATTAAACTATTAAAAAATAGAACACTATCCATATTAATTGGACGAATATTATGAGATACAATTTTTTTATTTATATCATTTATTTTATTTTTATCAATATCGCAAGTAAAAAAAATACCACCATATTTACTAACAACATTATTAAATAAAATGGTGCTTTTAATATCATTTTCATCATCGTCATTAAAAGATGTAGAACCAATTTCAACAATAATTAATTGATTATTTTTAATATCCTTAATCATATTTTGAAAAAACTTTTTAAATGAAGGATAATAAATATGATTTTTAATACCAGAAGGACAATTATAAATATCAGAAAATTGATTATAATCTAATTGCTTAATTTTAAGATCGTTAAAATGAAAATTGAAAAGTTCCATTAATATATATATTTAAAAATCTTTAAATTATTTTTTATTTAAAGATTTTTGATATAAACACAAATAACCGATGACTGATAATAATTTAAATTGGTGGTATCCAAGTAAAAATGGTAAAAAACGTATAATGTGGTGTGGAACACATCCAATACAATCAAATGGATATAGTCGTGTTATGTATTATATAGGTAAATATTTAGCGAAATATAAAGATATTGAATTAACGATATATGGTTTTCAAAATTTCAATAATTTAGGAGGACAAGAAATAATAAGAGGTGATATACCAAAAAATGTAATTATTCACGACGCATATGCTACCGAAGACCCTAAACGTTCCGGATTTGGAGAGAAAGAAATAGGAAATTATTTAAAACAAAATCCACAAGATATCATAATTATTTTCAATGACGCAATGATAACTACAAGTTTAACTGCTACTATTATGAATGAATGTGGCAATCAAAAAAATAAATTTAAATTAGTTTCATATATGGATCAAGTATATAAATATCAAAAAAATGATTATATACAATTATTAAATACATTCTATAATGCGATTATTGCTTTTACTCCTTATTGGAAAGATATTGCATATAAAT